AATAAAGCTAACCTACCTGATTCTTTCTTACAGAGCATATATGAGATGAAAGCTAACTCACCTGAAAAATATGATCATCAAATATTAGGTGGATGGTTAGAGAAAATGTCAGGAACTGTATACACTAATTGGAGCAAAGGTAACTTTGTTGAACTAAATAAGACTGTGTTTGCACAAGATTATGGATTTTCGAATGATTTGACCACGTTAGTAAAAATTTCTGTTGATGATTTTAAGGAGGAGATTTATGTAAAGGAATGCTTTGGTAAGAGTGGGATGTCCACATCTCAGATAGGCAGACAGAATATTAGATATGCTGAAAACAATCTAATTATTGGAGATAGTTCTGAGCCTCGTCTTATAAAAGAGCTTAGAGACAGAGGATGTAACGTTACGGGAGCTAAGAAGGGTAAGGGGTCAATCCTATCAGGGATTGCCCTCCTACAAGACTATAAAATAATAGTAGACCCTAAGTCTCATGGGATCATTAGAGAGCTAAATCACTACGTTTGGAAGGAAAAAGGTAGTGTGCCTATAGATAAGTATAATCACTTCTTAGATGCTATTAGAATGGGTGCTATGTACCTGATTGGTAAGAGAGGAAGAGGAAGTTACGCAATAAGATAAACCCTAAATAAATAATCATGACAAAAACAGTAAGAGAAATTATTAAAATTAACGATGAGCTTTGGGATGTATTCAATGAGCACGGTGGATATGAGTACAATGATGAGATGATTTGGCAATTAGAAGGGTACGGAGCAAGTATTAATGAGATGGAGGACGATGAAACTGATCATGTGCTTAAGGAAGGTAAGGCTACTCTTGAGTATTTTGAGTGGGTGGTTAAGATGCTTAAGCTAAAAGAAAGCGAGCCACCACAATTATATTGCTAAGACGTTTAACAAGAGGGGGTAGTCAGAAATGATTGCCCTTTTTTATTTCTGTTTAATAGAAGGGGGTCTGTTTAATAAGAGGGGGTGTTTAACAAGAGGGGGTGTCATGATGTCACGTGTCATGATGTCGCATGACAAATTTGCATGACATGACAAAATTGCATGACAAAAAAACAGTGTTAAAATTGTGTTAAAAGCTTGCATATTAAAAAATAATTATATTCAAAATAATTTGGATATATCAAATATATTTTGTAGGGCTTTGCCGATTGCAAACATAAAAAAATAAAAATAAAATAGGTGTAAAATAATTATAGGATATTAATTATTTTTCGTTACGTGTATCACTTTTTTTTGACATACACAAGTTTTTAACAAAACTTTAACATTTCATTCTAAGGCACCAACACAAATTTCCGAAAAAAAATTGGAATAAAAAAATCTTTTATGTTAAAATTTGTTAAATTAATCAAAATAAATCCATGTGTCTTAATTCGCATTTTAAGTGTGTTTTAAGGGCTTCAATTTACCTCTTGCATATGGTAACATTACTTTTTTGAGTACGTTTATTAGCGTGAAATTCGCCTTTTTTCTTGTTTTAAATTAGGTTTATTCAATTTAATTTCGTAGTGAGCAAATCCACAATTTTGCGAGCTCGCATAAATATACAATACCTTATTTGCTTTTCTTCTGCAAGTAATCTAAGCTAAAATCCGTTTTATACAACTATTTTTTAAACCCACCACCACTTTTGAACTTTTTTTTGTGTTAAAGTTTTAGGTATTTCAACCCGTTTTTGTGTATTTAATCGATAAAATAATTTATCAAATGTTAAAAATGTTAAAGTTTTGTGCATTTAATCTAAATATGGTTTTTGTATGTATTAAAATTATATATTTATACCATAGTTAATGAGTTTTTAACTAACGTTCTTTAAAGTTTTGAGTAATAAATTGAAATCATGCGATTTTGCCGATTGGGTTCGGCTAATCAAAGTATTTTTAGCCATTTTAGTGCTAATTAGCTGATTTTCAAGATATAACAAAATAAACATCAAAAAACCCTTTGACATATTGACTCTTTAACCATTCATTAAAGATGACATCTATTTATAGAGGATATAATTCGTTTTATATATGGTTTCTAAAATAAATAACAATATTATGAAAACATTTAAAACGTCTGACTTCACCAAAAAAGGGATTGAATTTATAACAAAAAGGAATAAATTAAACTATAAGTCTCACCGTAAATTTAAAGCACCTAAAAAAATTGAAATAGAGGGAGTGGGAATTTTCACATACAAGTGTAAATTTATAAATAAAATGTCAGGGATTCAATATGTTTATAGTTCAAATATATTTGACGGAACAAGTCAAAGCTCGTTAAAAGTTAAATTTTGGTAAACATAAATAATAATTAATTAAAAATAATAGAAATTATGGTAAACGAATGGACTTATATTCAATACAATGATACAACAGAAATGTACGACGTGCTAAAACAAGTAAGATACGTAAAAAACGATGTAGTATTAAGGTCATTTAAACGAGAGCGAAACGCTGAAAACCATCAGTTACATTACGAATTAAATATAAATAATAATTAATTAAAAATAATAGAAATTATGACAAATAGAGAAATTAAGAATAAATTAGAAATGGGAAATGTACAATTTACAGTTTCAGGACTATATGACTACAAAAAGGATTTGATGAAATATGAAATCCGTGATGAATATGTGAACGAATTATCCTTACGCTTTGGCGGTGGTTATAACATTCGAAAGTTTACTAAAAATCAATTACACTTGTATTCTTTTTGCATCTTTGGTAACCCCTTAAATTTTCGAATAAAATATGAGGATATTAACATACTAAACAAATAATATAAACAATGAAAAACAAACTAAGTAAATTAGGAGCTACCAATAAAACAGGGTTAACAATAGCAATATTTTTTATACTACCTTTAATAGTAGCAATTACAATAAAGGTAATTAATACTCAAAACATAATATTTTAAATCATGACAAACAAGGAAATAATATTACACGCACTTAACAAGTACCTGAGAGATTTACAGAATGAAGATGCCGTATGGAATTGGCAAACAATAGAAAAAACTGAAAAATTAATTGATTACCTAAAAAAATAAACTATGATAAATATTTTACAATGTAACGTCACGGACTTAAATACTATAATAGAATTAAACGATAATAAAATAAAAAGTATCAATAAGGCGAAAATAGAGATAAAAGGCGGAGAGGATTATTTTTTACCATTTCATAACTTTTTAAAAGGAGACTTAAAAAGGTTACAAATCGAAAATAAACAATTAAACCAATTAATAAAATACTATGAAAAAATTAAGTAATTACAAGTTGAAAAAAATATCAAATAATTTAGATTATTTTTTCAATATAGCAACGGACGAAAATATAAAAGACGGGATAAATTGGTATAAAATTGCTAATAAGGAAGCGCAAAAAATAGCTAAAAAATATGACATTGATATATATAAGGTTTCGCAGGTTATAAGCGCTTTAAGCCCTCGTAACAAATGGAAACAAAATATTTTGGACGCTAATAAAGTTTGTGAGGCGTATAAATTAGGATTGCATCCTACTGATATAAAAGTTTGCACGTTTCACAGTAACAAGTTTAAAGCATTTAATATTTTATCTAACAATGTAAGTATAACCGATAAAAGCTTAAAAACATTCAATTTTGTTAATAATATAACTTATTTGAATAACGATTTTTTAACCATTGATATTTGGCACTTAAGAGCTTGTTTTAACAACTTAATTAAAATTAACAATGCATCAATAGGACGGATTGCATACGAGCAAATTAAACAGTTAACAATAAAAAAAGCTGACAAATTAGGTTTAAAAGGTTATGAATTTCAGGCAATTTTATGGTTATCAACACAACAAAAATTTAATAATTAATAAAAAATAATATAATGAAAAATCAATATATTAACACAATAAACAACATAAACGATAATTACAACAATTTAGATTTTGAAGAGCTAAACATAAATTTTGATATCGATTTATATAACAACTAAAAAAAACATAACTATGAAATATATTTTAAACATTGGTGTTAACAATACAAGCTATTCTAAGATAATAGAGCAATTAAATAACGCACGTACTTACTATTTTGAAGATTACCATTCTATTATTAAAATGGGTACTTATAAAGGTGCAAGCGAACCAACTGCAGTGATAACCTTTGAAACGTCCGCACATTATACGAGTATATTAATACTAATTGAGAAATGGTGCACTACATTAGCTCAGGAGTGCATAAGTTTAAATATTAGCGATGGTTTACAAAGTTCTAACCATATGATATATAACAAGGATTATAAGGGCTTAAAACAAAGTTTTAATATTAAATACTTTTTAACGTAATGACCAAAGCAATTATAAGGCACGAATTAACCCGACTAAATAGATTGGGTGTTGATATGGTGCACGCACGAATAAACACACGGGAAAAGGTGTTTAAAATGAGATTAAGCAATTATTTTATCAACCCTAAGATTGAGCGATTATATATAAACGAATTTAATAAAGTTTTAATAACCGCAATAAATTGTAATTAACTGAAAAATAATAAATGTATATAATAGGTATATAGATTTTTTTTATTACTACACAACTAATAATAAGAAAAGTTTATATATCTTATTAACAATATGTTAATATATAAATCTGACATCACGGCAGTATATATATGGCAGTGACAGGCTGACATGACAAAAAGACGTAAAATGAAGAGTATGTGGCTGATTTACTCACTTTCACGAATTCAATGGATATGATCCGTACACTAATATGTTTAACATGATGGGGTCTGTTTAATAAGTAGGGGTAAGTCAAATATCTTTTTCATAAAAACCACATATAAAAATTATAAAAATATAAAATAATAATTTAGCGAGGGATTATAAAACTGCAGCTCGTCAATCCTCAAAGATTGAAAGAGATGTGGATGAGTCTTGACTCGCTCTAATAAGGGTTTAAAAATTAAGGCTCTTATAGGGTGATTATTGATCAGTGTGCGAATCGCTCTTATCTATACTATAGTACTACTTAACAGACTTTCTATAAAAACAGAATGATACTTTCACACTATAGCAAAAGTATCATTTCGTTCACTTCTGCTCTTAGGCAGCGTTCACTTGTCGGGTGATTATTTCTTAAGGTATCTTTTTAATGTTGCTATACTAACTTGAAGTTCGTTAGCTAATTCTTGTTGTGTATATTCTGATAATAATTCTGATAGTAATATAGCTTTCTGTTGTTTAGATGTCTTAGAAGATCTTAAAACACTCTTCTTAGCTCTTCTATCTCTACTTGCTTTCTTAGTTATTCTTCTATCCAACTCATTTCTCCACATAGACAACCATGTATGCATCCAATGTAATGGTGTAGCTTCATCTTCAAATACTTTTATACTATGTATAGACCATTTACCATTTAACTTATGATACCATCTATATTCACCTGCAGTATCTTTAACTACTTTGTGATTATTTCTATTTGATAGTTCCGATAGAGACTCATTGCTCCAAGATGTGATTGTTTCCATACTCCTAATATACAATAACACTTATATTATACACTTCTGTTTTATTGTTATTTATCAACTATAGCTTAGAAACGAACACTTCTTAAACGTTTTGGTTATACAGTATGGAGAACGTGAAACTAAAATTACCTACTAAATTATCAGCTATTAAACTAAAGGATTTTCAAAAGTATATGTCCATAGTTGAGAAGAATACTGATGCAGATAAGAGCTTCTTAGAAATTAAATTGATGGAGATATTCTGTGGATTAAAGTACAAGAATATAGAGGGATTACCATTTGGTATCTTTGAAGATAGTGTTGCTATATTAAACGGACTATTCCAATCTAAAACGCCTTTGGTGAGACGTTTTATGATGAAGGGTAGTGATGGAGTAGAGGTTGAGTTTGGTTTTGTACCTAACTTAGATAAGATAACAATGGGAGAATACATTGACTTAACAAACTATATAGGTGACATAAGCACAATGCATAAAGCTATGGCAGTATTGTTCCGACCTATACACGAATCATATAGACATAGACAAAACTATCGTGTAAGCTCTTATAAGGGTACTGAAGAGTATTCAGAGATACTTAAGGACATGCCTGTTGATATTGCTATTGGTGCAAAGGTTTTTTTTTGGACTTTGGGAAAAAAATTATTGAGGATTATGATGAGCTATTTACCACAACAGGAGGATCTAATGCAAACGTTATCGGAGGAAGAGAAGAAGGATTTAATAGCAAGTATGCATGGTATAAAGAACTCCATGCTCTTGCAGGAGGAGATGCATTACGAATCGATGAAGCTACTATGATACCTATTCATGAGGCTTTCACATGGTTACAATATGAGAAAGAGAAAAGAATATTAGAAAACGAAGCAATTAAAAGACAAATGAAAAGATAATGAAAAATGTATACGCAATATTAGAAGCAGTAGAGAGTCATTTCAACAATGACGAACCTAATACTAACACAGTAAGGTTTGGAACTATTAATGAGGTTGACCTCAACAAGACTACGTTATTCCCATTAGCACACTTTAACATATCTCAAATAGAGTATCAAGGTACTACTATAGACTTTACTATAGACTTAATGGTTTTAGACATAGTTGACGAAAGCAAGGACTACGACGGATCATTTAAAGGTGCCACAAACCTACAAGATGTACTTAACACACAGGCAATGGTGTTAAATAAATTAGTAGAGTCGTTCAGAGGTAGTAGAGGAACTTTAGCAGAGGCACAGTTTGTTCTTAACAATAAGCCTGTTGCTGAATATTTATACGAAAAGTTTGAGAATGATTTATATGGGTGGGGTGTAAAGATAAAAGTATCTACTCCTAACGACCTAACTATATGTTAGAAAAAGAAATTGATATGGACAAGGAGATTGCCCTACTCCTTGAAGAGTACGGGCAAGAGTCTGTAAAGGTGTTAAAGAGGGAGGTTAAAATTAAGAATCTTACTGCTTCCAATAAAATGCTTAACTCTATAAATTATAAAGTTCAAGGAAGCAAGGTTATGCTATCTTTTAGTGCAGTATTAAATATTGTTGATAGAGGTAGAAGAAAAGGCAAGAAAAGGGTTTCTTCGAGAGACATACTTGATTGGATGAGGGATAAAAATATAAGACCAAGAGCCAACAGAAAGAAAGGTTTGGGGTCATCTAATTTTGCAATAGAGTCTCATAGAAATATGAAGTCTTCAGCTTTTATGATTAGTAAGGCTATATCTGACAAAGGTACAATAAAAAGATTCGCTCACAAAGGAGCAAAGATAATTAAAACAGTTCGAACGGGTTCAAAAGCATTGAATGAGCTTAAAAAAGGTTTATCAGAAGTATTAGGAAAAAAAGTAAAACAATCATTTAGACAATTAAAAACATTAAGATAAAATGGCATTACCAACACAAGACATATTTTTACGCTCACCATATTGGGTAACAATAGAAGAAACGGACTTAGACTTCGTATTATGCGATTTAAGAGTATGGACAGGAGCTTTAGTTAACGAACCTATAAAAGCAGATATAAAGCTTCGTAGTACTGCTTTAAATGGCGTTACATCGTTTGATCTTGCTGAGTTTGCAAGAGACTTTGTAGAGGTTACTTTTGCAGGAATTTCAGAGAGTAATGCAGTGTTTATTAGCTACCAACTACAAAAGTTTACAGGTGGTTCAATAGATCCATTACCTCCTTTAGAGTCTAAAGTATATCTAACAGGATTTGATGGGTATGGTTTGTTTCAAGATGGAGCCAACTCTCAATGGTACAAGCAAGTTATGCTTAGTGACTCTAATATAACTATATATAACGACACTTCTATAAGTATACCTGTTAAACAAAACTTACTAACAGGATACAAGTTACAACAATATGCAGGTAGCTATGGAGGAACTTTAACTACATTCTATACTGTTACAGGTCTTTTACCTACTGAGAACACTGCTAATATGGTTAAACAAGTTCCAACTTCTAATATAGGTGATTATGCAGATAGAATTATATTTGAATTTAACGGACAAAGAGATGAGCACGTTAACATAACTTATGCACCATGCACAAAGTATGGTAGAATATTAGTGTACTTCGTTAATAAGTTAGGGGCGACACAAACAATTACTTTTAATGGTAAAAGTGATGTGAAGATGAAGACAGAATCTAATGACTACAAGAGAAACATTATTCAAAACAATGGCACTTATGACATAACAAGACATCAGAGACATGTGCTTAATAAGAACGGGAGTATTAACTTACAAATCAATTCAGGATGGATTAGTGAAGAGGAAAATGACACTATCATAGAGTTAATGTTGTCAGAACAAGTTTGGATAGATGTAGACGCTGCAAGATTAGGTAAAGGATGGGTTCCTAAGACAAGATCTACTTGGACTATACCTGTAAACATAAAGTCTGATGAAACTCTAATAAAAAACAAACTTAACGATAAATTAATCAACTATACCTTTACGTTTGAAGCAGCTTACGATTGGATAAATACTGTTAGATAAATGATACAACCACACCTATATATAAATACTCAGAAGAAAGATCCTGTTACAGGAGAAATAATAGATAATTGGTTAAAAGCAGACTTACAGGATGGTGTTAATATCATCCTTAAAGACTCTATAAAGAAAGCTAAGGATGTTGGAAAAGTGTTTACTACTTATACCAACCCATTTACACTACCTGCTTCTAAGAGGAATAATCAGATATTCAAAAGGTTTAGTTCTAATAAAGTTTACGAAGGATTTGATCCAAGAAGAAAGTATAGTGCAGTAATTAAATTAAATGGTGTAGATTTTAAAAAGGGTTACATTAAATTAAATGTAGTTGACTTAAAAGATAATATTCCATTAACATACAGTATCCAATTCTTTGGTGAATTGGCTTCTGTTAAAGATATATTGTCTGATGGAAACCTTAGAGGTCTTAATAACATATTTGAATATGAGTTCCCTTATACCCACGAAATAGTTAAGTTAGGATTTGAGAAAGGCTTTGATGTACTTATTAATCCTGATGCAGGAATACCTGCTATATTTAACTTACAGATGACTAATGGAGTAGAAGTTGCAGGATCTGTATTACTTACACTTCAAGATGTCCAATATACTATACCTTTAACCGCAGGAGGTCCTACATGGACAACGACTGCCATATATGACTATATGTCAACTATACCTGCTTTAGGCTATACTATGACTATAACATCTATTCAGGGATACCAAAATGCTATCATATTCACTTCTGAAGATAACGGATGGCATCCTGACTTAATCTTTAATACGAATGGGGTACAGTATTTAACTGCAAATGTTCAGATAGTTCAAAATGGTAACAGTGATCCACTTGAAGCTGACGTTACTATAGTTCCTAATTACGATGGTGTTTTTAAGTTTCCTTTAATATCTCACACGAGAGGCTTTGAATATACTAACGAAGGATTTCATGAGATACAAACTACGTCTGAAATAGATTTAGACGAAGATATAACTAATGATAAGAGGCTTAATATGTACGATATTAAACCTGCTATTAGAGTAGAAGAGATATTTAACGGAATAGAACAGACTTATCCTATTGTTTTTAATAAGGATTGGATTTTCGGTACTAATGCTAACAACGCATCACCTATAAAGGATATGTATCTGTGGTTACACAATAAAGCAGGTTATGCAGGTTATTTAACTGCAGATGGAGATCCATTGTTAGATGTGTTTGAAAGAACAAGTGGTAAGTTTGTAAATGGAGTGCTTGCTGAAAACGAATGGATATTATACGATACTAATACAGGTAGTTCGGGAGCAGCTTACGATCTAAGACCTTATAAAGGTAGTGTAGGACCTAACTTCTATCAAGGTAAGCTATTGCTTAAAGACTTTGCAGGAGATGGAAAAGTAAATCTACAAGTTTGGATAATGAAATCAACAGGTGGAGTATTTAATGAGTCTCACTTTGTGTCAGGTGATGTTACTGTTGGTGACGATCCTATAGAAGTTGAGTTCCATTTCCCTGAGAACGATTATACTGATGCAGGTCAATACGATGGTCAAGAATGGTATATAAGAACAAAAGTAACTGCTGACTCATCTGTTATACAATACACACCTGAATTACATGTAACAAGATTTACTTATGATTACAATGGTTATACGCATACACAGAATAGGTTTAGTTACAACAATCAGTTTCAATCTACACCTTATAAAGTAATAGATAAGATGAGTGCTTCAGGATTAATGCCTGATTACAAGTGTATAGATTTCTTAGGTGATATGTTTAAATTATATAACTTAGTAGCTTACGAAGAACTACAATTAGATTCTTCATATAAGATTAATATAGAGAGTTACGACCATTATATGAGTAAAGGTAACAAATATGATATTACGCAGTATATAGACATCTCTAAGAGCTCTGTGTTGCGTATATCTCCGTTTTCTATGGTTACTTATAAGTTTGAAGACCCTGAAACGTTCTTAGCTATTAACCAAAAAGAAAATACAGGTGATAGTTGGGGTAATTCAACTTTCAATGTAAATAACTTCACTGAAGGTGAAACAGGCACTAATTCATTGCTATTTGATGGTGGAGAGTACAAAGTTGAACCTAAGTTAGAGAAAATGATGTACGAGAGGCTATATGAGAGAGGAACAAGCAATAGAACTTTCATACAATGGGGGTGGATGGTAGATAATTCTAAGCAAAGTATACCTGAACCTGTTATAGGGTCTCCTTTATACTTGTTTATTAACAATAAAATTATAGGTGGTACCCCTTTAGGAACAGGATATCAGTCGGTTATTCAATGGAATCTACCTTCAAATGATCAGAATCCTAACAGAGGACAGAGTTATTCTGCAAATGTACCTTCTAATGTTACTGCTGATGGTAATCAAACGCTACATTTTAACTCAGAATTTGACGAATACATCCCTGAAGCAGGAGAAAATGTTAACTCTTTGTTTAATAACTTCCATAAAAACTATATAGAGAGTATTTATTCTCCATATTCGAAGAAAATTAAGGTTGATGCATTCTTGCCACCACTTATCTTTAGCAAGTTAAAGCTTAATGACACTATAATAGTTGATAATACTGACTATTTTATAGATGAAATGGATATAAATATCACAACAGGTAAGGTAAAATTTAGTCTACTTAGAGTAACTAACATCATTACAAGAATAGAAGGAAATAATCCTGATGGAGAGCCAAATGAAGATAATGATGAACTATGGAACACAACTGAGGATATTTGGTCAACGCAACCTGTTCAGAGATTATTGGCTAAATCTGTATTTGATCAGAGGGTTACTGACGATGGAGGTATTTTAGAGTCAGAGGAATGTATAAATCATAAACTAAAAATATAATGATAAAAGAAGTATTAACAATTCTAAAGTCCCATCCCTTTTTAATAGGGGATGAGGACATAGATATAGCAAAGGGCAAGTACGAAGATCCAAGAAGTTTTAAAGAAATTATAATGCATAAAAAAAGAAATAAATAATGGCAGCAGAAGACGATAGAATAGACATCGTACTAAACGTAGAAGTAGAGAAGTCACAGTTAAAAGTTACAAAGCTAAAGTTAGAGATAGACAAACTAACTGCTTCAAGGGACAAAGCTAAAAAGATGACTAAAGAGCATCATCTTGAGGCAGATAAACTTGCAGTAGCTCAAAAGGAATTGATGATTGCTGAAAAGCAATTAACTAAAGCAGTTTCTGATCAGACATACGCAGAACAGAACTCTACTATTGCTATTCAAAAGCAAATAAAAGTATTACACGCTGAAAACTCTCAGCTAAACAAGAACTCTGCTCAATACGCACAAAATGCAGCAAGAATAAATAGTCTTAGTAAGTCAATGACTATGAACTCTGCTGCAAGTGGTGCAGCCACTTCATCGGTCATGGAGCTTGGTAGGGTTATATCGGATGCTCCTTATGGCATGAGAGGTATGGCTAACAACCTTTCTCAGTTTACCTCTTTAATGTTTTACGCTACTACTGCTGCAGGTAGTTTTAAACTTGC